CACCTTGCGCTAACAGCTTTTCTGCAAATTGCGCAGCCGTTATACCGTATTTTGCTGGTAAATTATATTTACGCACGTCAATACGCATACACACCCGACACGCATAACTTAACCCTGATTTTTGGTTTTTTGCTTTATTAAACTGTGAAGGCGGTTTGTACTCCCGACATTTGCTGCATCGGTAGTGTCCGTCCTCATTGGGGGTTTTAGCAACACGCCCCCAATCCCGTTTAACACTCAGCATTTCCACGTCCTTAAACTTTTGTTAATCCGGCTATTCGGATCGTTCGCGGTCTTTGAAGAAGTCAGCTTTTTCTTCATACCTGACATACGAGCGCAGAACGACTTTTTCCTTGAGCCGCCTTCCGGCTGGGGAGGTTTCAAGTTCATGCCTTGCGCTTTCGCGGAGGCACGTCCCTTGGCGTTCAATCCACCTTTGGGATTCTTTCCCTCTTTCCTCTGCCATGCTGCTGTTTTAGCCATAGAAAATTGTTGCGGTTACTGATGACCCGCACCCCACAAAAATACCATTAGGGCAGTAAATGCCTTCGCCCGGAATTAAAATAGGCAAGCCAACGGTGTTAAAGGTATCAATCTCTAAAGCAAGACTGCTATACGCTGTGACGTTACCGCTTGTGGTCGAGGTTGCTACATCAGCACAAGTAAACGTATCGTCGCCTGTTCTTGTGATCGTATATACGCCATCCCGTCCGGCGCCAGACGTAAAGTCTAAGAATACGCGCTGCCCAGTAACAAACCCGTGGTTCACTATCGTGACTGTAATGGTGGCGCTAGGACTTGTACGTGAATACGTACCAGACGACTGAACGGTCGGATCGCAGATAGCAACATTTCTTGCAGATACCGTTGCGCTTGTCACCGTAATAGATTTCAAACGCACAGGAATCTGAGTTACCAGCAGCCCAGTATTTTTGGCAATCGCGGACTTAACGTCAGTTTGCATCATGGCCTATTCCTATCCGTAAAAAATAGTCATAGTGACGCTGGCGGAAGGCAGCAAACAAAACAGCCCACCCTGCGCAAGAATACCTTCGCCTGGAATCATCGTATAAAACGACGTACCCGAAGAGCAGTCAAGCTCAGTAAGAATCTTCGGATACATAGTCACATTGCCGCTGGTGGTCAAGCTCGCCGTGGTTACAGTAAACGTGTTGGTTGTTACGTTTGATACAACATAACCATCGTCTACTGCGGTGCCACTTGTAAAATCAAGCCCAACCCTATCGCCGTTGGAAAGCCCGTGATTGGCAATGGTAACGGTGCAAGTCGTTGACCCCGGAATATCGTACGTACCCGACAAAGATCCAATAGTATCAACTACGCACGAGTTAAACGTCACCGAAGTTGTGGGCGATATAACTACCCCCTTCAGCCGAGTACGATCCGCGTACGCAAGCGACGAGCTTGTTGCGTGGTATGACTTTACGTCGTATTGCATCGCCATGACAGGCTCCTCAATTAGACGTTCTGCTGACCAACCAGCGGATCTGCTACGAAGTAAATCAGATAGCCACCCACATTGCCGCTGCCGCTGCTATTGCTGGATGCGGTCACATAAGCCATCGAAGTGGTTGCAGAACCGGTCACAACAGAACCAATCGAAGTTGTGCCAACCGACGAAGCAGTCAGGCCAAGCGCGATGTTGCCGGCAGTGGTGCCAGAGGTGTAGCCAGTAGTGCCAAGGTCGATAGTGCCGCCGCCTGCATCATTGATAGCAACCGAAACGACCGTTGCGCCAGCAGGTAGGATCAGCGCAGGAGCGCCAGCAGCAGAAGATACAACAACGTTAGCGCCAGTGGCAGCTGCGTTAGAGACGAAGAACTGGGCAGCCATCAAGCCGGAGCCACAGTACGCGGTGCGAGTCTGATCGCCGCCGCCCGAACGCCAAATACTTTGGGTAGTGGAAAGTGCCATTTGAATTTTCCCTCATGCGGTTAGGTGCGACGATCTGCATGAAGTCAGGCCGGGAGCCTGTTCGATCGCACCGGATAAATCCCGGAATTACTGCCTTTATATACTACAAAAAAGGGGGCGTAAAGCCCCCTCTTCTTCTTACGCGCCTGGCGAACCGTACATGCCGAGCGGGTCAGACCAGCCGAACGAATAACGCTCACGAGACTTGTAACGAACGTTACCAGTATCGAAGTCACCGTCCATCGACTGCTGCAACGGAGTACGCACAAAGTGCTTCATACCGTTAGGCACGTCGGTGGTCAGGAACCATGCGTTCGTGTCAGTCAAGAAGTGGTTGATCGTATAGCCTTCTGGGATCGAACCATTGTTCTTCAATGCGTTCACGTCGTTGTCATTGGTGCCGACACGCAGTTCAGTTTCCAACAGGCGGGTTGCCACGAACTGCAATGCAGGCGGGACAATCAGCTTGCGGGGCTTGGCTGCGATCAGCAGACCACGTTCGTCGGTCCAGCCTGCGATTTGAATCACAGCGTTTTCCAACGAGGTTTCGTTCAAATCTGCCGCAGTGGCAGGTTCGTTCGAGTTAGTGCCGCCAGATACCAGTGGGTGTGCGTCCGAGAACAGAGCAACGCCATCGCCACCAGGGTAGCTGTTGGAGAAGCCGTTGTTCAGAACCGAAGCCGCCTTAACCTGCTTGGTATAAGCCATAGCACGAGCCAGCGCCTTGGTATAACGAGCCGACAGGCTGTCATACAGGTTATCTTCGATGGCCTCTTCGGTCAGCGAGAAACCCAGAGCGATGGTTTCGTGGTTGTATCGAGCAGTCCAAGCTTCCTGACCGTTGTCGTACGCGATTGCAGAACCTTCGTTCTTAACCGGTGCGGCACTAAAGCCAGACAGTTTGGTTTCTTCTTCGAAGGAACGCTCGGAAGTCTCGGTTTCGTAGATTTCCTTGTGCTCTTCGCCGTAGCGAGCATACTCCATGCCGAACAAAGCGTTCAGGCCAGGCAGCAGCTCTTTCAGTAGTTGTGCGCGTGAAATAGCCATGTCTTACTCCTTAAACGCCAACAGGGTTCAAATACTGATGGCCGCCAGTGACAGTAACAGTGGTAGTAACCACGTTTGTCGCGGTGTTCAGCGTGGATGCTGCAACCATGTAAGGCGCGTTGAATTTGCAAATAAACTCGCAGAAGCTACCACCGGAGTTGGCCGTATCAGGCACAGCGTCGATGATGCGAATTGGCAACGACGCGGTAACAGCCGCCGAACCGCCGTTAATTGCAATAGTTGAGTCACCAGTAGTGGTCGAACCAGTGTTCTGGACTAGCGGTGCGTTCAAGCCAACAACAGTCTGGCCATAGAAAGCCACAACAGTTGTGCCAGAAACAGCAGCCACTTTAAACAGAATGTCTGGATCATCCACAACATAAGCGTAAGCATCGCTGGCAACAGTGTTAGCTGGCCAGTATTGAGCTTGTAACAGCTGCTTGGTTGTTGGGTTGGTATACGTGCAGCCCAAGAAAACGCCAACAGGGGTTGCAGTTGTAGTACCAGTGTCCTTCTCAACAGTGCCAGTGCTAACTAGCTTGACCACGTCGCCGTAGAAAATGTCAGTGTTATAGCCACTAGCAATTTTCATCAGACGAGTAGAGCCAGCGTACACCTGACCGCCGATCAGGTTCACCGGACGTAGGCCGTAAGGGGCCGATACAGTCGGATATGCCATGTCTTACTCCAAAAAGTTTGTTAGCCCGCCTTAGAAACCGAAGATTTCGATTCCTTAAAGAGAGGCATCCGAGGGTCATTTTGACGCATCAGATTATTGTCTACCGACTGGAGTTGGCCTTCAGCTTGCTTCAAGTAATAAGCATTACGCTGTTCGACAAACTCTATAGGCGTCTTGCAGAGCAATAACCCGCCGACCTCAACGTTGTCTTTGAATCGACTATTGGGGTCTACCATCAATTGAAACTGGGGCTGTTCCTCTAACTTCACCGGCTCCCAACCCTCACGCTGTTTAGCGGAGATGTTGCGGGGGTCGGCTGTATTTAGAGTAGAAACCCTAATCCATCTGTACGCAAAGCCAGGCTGTTTATCCGGTTCCGGTAATTGTTCCGGTGGCGCCCAAGCTTTTGGACGTTCTGCCGTTGCTCGCGTTTCGATACTACGTGGT